ATGCTCAACGCTACATACGACGCGCCAAGGATTGGCGTCTTCATCAGTACCCACCTGAGAAGATATTGAAGCGCTGGCGGCGACGCGCAATCAGACTGTACGGCAGCGCCATAATGTCATCAGGATTGTTGATGCGTTTAAGATCTCGCTTAGACGACATAGCAATCCGCTGCACAGTGGGCGGGGGCTCGACACCAAACTCAGGCGCAATTTCACACGCAAGACAATAACGGAACGCTCGCAAATATCCTGGCGGGAACGACATTACCGTAGACAATGTAGCCGCTTGCGTCAACGGCTCAACAGACACTAGATGGAACTCTAGATCTTTTGTTGGGCGCGGGTACAAATACATCTCGATGTTAGGGAAAGTCATGTTGGTCCACATTAGCTGTGGAAACGTGCTCCCTGCGGTCTTAAGCGCAATTCCGTTGTACTGGTCTTGATTGATGAACATGATGTCGTAGGACAGCCCACTCGTGGTGTCCTTAAAATAAGTACTGTCATCAAGCAAAATAGGCCGCTGGCCGACAAAATCGCCTGTCGGGCCTAGCGTGCGGCTAATGGTGTTAGCCGGCCAAGTAAAAATTTGGTCTTGTGTAGAAAAAACAGCAAGTCGTTCGGTCGACCACGAATCGATCATCTGGTTCATTGCAACCAGAGCATCGTTCGACATTTCAGCAGACGGCGTCTCGCCCTCTGCCAATTGACCGATCAGACGAAGCGCGCCATTGATCAGATCATTCGCTGATGTTGACATGAGCGGTGTCCTTCCGACGCCGCCGCGCAGGTGCGGCTAGCTCGTTGGTAGCTGGCTCCCCAGCCTCGCTCGGATCATACCGCACCCAGCCATTCTTTTCATCATACTCAGCCTCAAGCTCCAAAGTTGCGATCTTGTGGCCGTGCTGGGGGTGTTGCAAGTAGATGAGTGGCATAAGTATGCAGCGGGGGCCGAAGCCCCCGCTTTCCGTCAGTTGCCGGCCATAACGACCCAGTTCGTGCCGTCTTCGCAAACCAACGTCGCCCAAGCGCCTGCCGAGGCCGCCAAAATAGCGGTGCCAGCAGTGCCCGAGGTACGCGGTTTGACGTTTGACGACGCCGAAATGACCGTGTAAGTGCCAGACAAGTTTTTAAGATAGACGGTCCGTCCGATGTAAGCAGCCCCGCTGGGCAACGTCACAGTGACGTTGGCAGCGGAGCCGTTACAAATGACGTAGTTTTCATCATCGCCCAGCGTAAAGCTGGCGGTCTTAGTGACCGGAGCGTTGAGATAAAACGACGTCAGCGCCGGATCGGAGTACGCCACGCCAACAGATTTATTATTCGGCATGACGTAACTCCTTTAACCAATCTTATAGACGGTATAGGCGGCGGTTCCGGTCTTACGGAATCGATAGATTGCGCTGGAAGTGATCGCTACGGTCGTCGTAGCGTTGCCACCATCAGTGAATCCCGTGCCCATTGCAAGCGCAACCGTACCGCTAACCGTGCCGATGTTAACAATCGCCAAGTCAAAGGTATTGCCGTCAGTTGCGCTAGGCAGCGCCGTGTCCAGCGTGCTTGCCGCCGGCAGCGTGTAGGTCGCCGCTGTCGTCGAAGGATTCGCCGACAGAATGCCACCAAGCAGTTGCGCCGCCGTTAGGGTCGCCGTAGCCGTTGCGGTCTGAGGCGCATCCGCGTAGCCCATAATGGGTTCGGCACGATTGCCGGACCCGATTTGATAACCACCTGCACCATTCGGAAGAGGCATGATTACATCCTTTCAAAAAGAGGTTTAGCCCCAGATCCGGCAGCCGAGCTGCGGACGGATGACCGAGAAACCATAGAGGACGTCAATACGGCAGGGCATCCTGTCGTTATTGATGTCGTACTGGCGCACGATCCGCATCGAGATCCCGTTGTGAACTTGGCGGCTCGCCATGTCCACGCCCTGCGGCATCACAAGGTCAGCGGTCGCAAACGCGATCGCATCTTTGTGATAGGCAAGGTTTTGCGGGTACTGAGTGGAGGCCGACCCCAAGAACGTCACCGCAGCCGAAGCTTGCGGGAACGAGTTAACAGTCGCCAGCGCCTGCCCAGAAGTGTAAATAGCAGGGCTGATGTCAACCGTTGCCACACCGCCGCCAGACGCCGTCGCATCAGCCGTAACAACGAACTGCTGAAGCGAACCAGTCGACTCACGAGTTTGCGGGTTAACCGAAAACACGTTGGCAACCGTAAACACATCGCCTTTTTTCACGGTGGCGCTTGCGCCCAGGCCCGTCAGCGAGATTTGCGTCGCGCCTTGGGAGCTGACCGTAGTGTTAACCGTGCCGTTAGTGCGAGTGCCGGTGGTGTGCTGCTTGATCGATTGCGACATCGCCATTTCGTCAAACCCAAGAATGCCTTCGCCCATCAGGCCCGACTTGAATTGACGGCTGATGGTCGACACTGGGTTAAACAAACCTTTCAAACCCTCAACCAGACTGGCGTTGGCAGCCGGGTTAACGGTGGCGTAGCGCGGGCTCATCGGCGCAGCAGTTTCGTTCAGCTTCTGCTGAGCTTGCAACAGCACCAAGCTAGTCGCAGGCGTGGTGCCAGGCGTACCAACCGACTGGAAAATGCCTTGGTAAGCATTCGCCACGTCCGCATCGATACTCGAGGCAAGCTGGCTGACCCGAGGCTTCAGCACCCGTTCCGCGAAGTCGTCAAGCTGCATCGTCAGTTCGGCGGTCGTGAAGTTGATGCCGATATGCTTTTGGCTGGAGACGGTGAGCGTGGTGAACTGCTCGTTGTCGTCCTGCACTTGCAGCGCGGCCCCATCGGTCACCAGTGCGCGGTCCGGCAGACGAATACGAAGGGTCGTACCAATCTTGGCGCCTTCTTGCGCGAACGAACTGTCGTACTGACGGTTCACATTTCGGGTGATCACAAGGTTGTTCTCGAGGATTTCGAGAGCTTTCCTCGTGATCATATCAATCGTAAGAATTGAGTTAGACACGTTAGCTCCTTAAACTTGCTGTTGGGCTTGCCACTTACGAATCTGCCGTTGGCGCTCTGCTTCAATCCACGCACTCGTGTCCATCGATTTGACTGAACGCGGGTCTGTCGTGTCATAAGCAGGCGAACCTGCGGACCGTGAAGTAACGGGCGTAATCGGCGCCGGGGCGCTCGACGGTTTTTTAACCGGCAGCGGATTGGTGGCAATCTTTGCCTCAATCTTGCCGATTTCCTTAGCTTGCAAGATCGGGCTCAAGCGGGCAATTCGATCAGCTTCTTTTGGGTGGCTGCCTAGATAATAAGCAAGATCCGGCCCGATTTCAGAAGCTTGAATTGTTTGCGCCATCACGGTGGTGATTCGCAAGTTTGGGTTGTATGCGACCGCTTCAAAGTCGTCATATTTATCCCGAGCCTGCTCTTCCCGTTCCGCATACGTCTCCAGTAGTTCGGCCTGTTGACGCTCAATGTCCCGCTGCTGGAGAAGCTTTTGAGCCTTTTGTTCAGCTAGCGCTTGCGCGTAAGCTTCAACAGACTCAAACTGCTCTGCCGGCGGCAGTTCTTTAGGCGTTTCGGGCGTTTGCTGCTGGGGGCGTTGCTGACGCTCCCACTTGCGCTGCTCTCGCGCAAGCCGTTTGGCAACTATGGCGTCAAGCTCTTCTTGAGTGAAGGTCTTGGTCGCTTCCGGCGTTTGTGGTGCTGCTTCCGCAGATTCAGGTGCCGTAACCTGAAGCTCTGCTGGCGCGGGCGCCGATTCGGCGGGGGCCGCTACGTCTTGCTCTTGCATGGTTGATTCCGAAGAATCCCTAGTGGACCGCACTAGTACGGAAAAGTATTACATCAAACAGAAAGCGATGCAATCTTTTCTTGCATCTGCTTAATTCGGGCGTCAAGCGCTGCGCGCTCATCAGCCAGCGTTTGTTCGCGCGCCGCCAAATCAGCTTCTTTAGCCGCGACCGTTTTTTCCCGCGCGCCTACAGAAGTTTCTTGCTGTTTAAGAAGCCGCTCGCGGGCTCCGGCGTCTTTTTCAAACGCAGCCGCTCTAGCGTCAAAAGAAGCTTGGTCAGCAGCAAGTTTGCTAGTTGCGCTGTCAATCTCAGCCATTTTTTCGGTGTGTTCAGCGCGAGCGGCGCCCACCAAATCTGCGGCTTGAGTTTGCGCGTCAGCAAGTTCTTTTTGAGCGGCTGCTCGTAGCGCGTTAGCTTCATCAACTGCGGTCATTGCGCCTTGACGCTTTGCCAGCTCATCGCGAAGCGCGGCCATCGCCGCCAGATTTTTAGGCAGTTGATTGGTGAAGTAGTCGAGATAGTCGACTGACCCACTGTCGTTGTACACGTTCATGCCCGCCTCACGAATAGTAAATGATGTTGAGCTTTGCCGACGCAGCTTGCTCAATGAAGCGAATCTTTGTTAGATCGCCATCGTATTGAAGTGTAACGCCAACTGCAAGTGGCATACCTACTGACGCGGTTGGCGCCGTGTCATCATCGCGCCAACGCACCGCAGCACCCTCGGGCACAATGATAGCGATTACCGGCCGGCAAGACAGACCGTTTAGATCAGTTGTCGGCACCGTCAAATTTTGCGCGGAAGACAAGCTGGTGATTTGCTGGTAGCCCAACCGCGTGGTGATGGCTTTCAAATTAACAGACATTTAAAACCTCCAACGTTCTGTGAACGAACGCAAACGAATGTACGAAGTGTCGTAGGTTGGCGCCGGGGTCGGGCCTGCCTCCTCGGGTAGCGAACTAAACGACAGTTGGGCAAAAGTTGCGAAACCGAACATATCACACCGCCTGCTATCCAGCCATATCAGGTTGTGCGCTGAGCAATGCGATCAGCGCTTGTTTTTGCTCTGGTGTCAAAGAAGCCAACGGATCTGCCGCTGTATCAATAACAGGCTGCTCAGGAGCTGGCTCAAGCGACCATACTTGCCGCCAAACTCCATTCTCGTCCTGTTGCGGTTCTTGTTCGACCGCAATCATTCCAGGCACTTTCGGCACTTCTGTCGGCATAACCAATGGAATACCAGCTTCTTCCAGCGCAACCACATTAACATTGGCTGGCACTGACCCGTCAGGATTTAACAAGAATTGTTTTGGCATGATCTGCTTCAGAAGAATGTCACGACAAGGCAATACCCATCACCACCATTGCCGCCTGCGCCGCTATTCGTGCTGCTACCACCTGCTCCACCACCGCCACCGCCACCACCGGGATAGCCCCCAGCGCCACCAGCACCAGCAGCACCAGCAGAGTTAGAACTGCCACCACCGCCACCGGAACCGCCAACGTAATATGAACTTGCTACAGCTCCAGCAGTCCCTGCGCCTCCCGATGACCCACCACCACCACCACCACCGGTTCCTATAGTGCCGGTGGAAAAAATAGCCCCGCCCAATCCTCCGGCCCCGCCAGAGCCTTGACCTGTGTTGCCAGCTATATTGCCTCCACCGCCACCGCCGCATCCTGGCCCATATCCACCTCTATCGCCTGTGCCTCCGGTAGAGGTCAAACCACTTCCAGCTCCGTTTGTATATGCTGAACTCCCAGTTCGCAGGACAGAAACCACCCCACCTCCATTTCCACCTGGAGCAGTCGTTGTTGTTCCACCAGATCCTAATAGTCCAGGCCTAGCAAGCGCCCAAGATCCAAAACTCGAAGCATTCCCATCATTACCAGGTAGACCGCTAGAGTCATCAGTGGTTCTTGCCGCTCCACCTGTGCCGCCAGCGCCGACAGTGACTGTTTCGGTCGCCCCTAGCAGTGATGCAGCGATAAACAATTCGCTTCTTCCACCAGATGCACCGCCGCCGCCGCCAGCACACGCAGCAGTCGCAACGCTTGCAGTCCCTCGCCGTCGCCCAGAACCACCGCCGCCACCGCCACCATAGAGCAGAACATAGACAAACTTAGCGCCTGATGGCTTCGTCCATGTTGATGTGCCAGTAGATGTGAACTCTTGGATGTTTGCGCTGGAAATTCCACCTCCTGTCGCTGCAATCGTAATCGCCCCAGCGCCATTAGTGATCGTGATATTCGACCCAGCAGTCAAAGTTGCTTTTGTTAATGTATTTCCCGTCGAATTACCAATCAACAATTGACCATCGGTATAAGTTGTCTGTCCTGTGCCACCATAAGCCGCACCAATTGCCGAACCATTCCAGGTTCCAGATGTGATTGCTCCGCTGAAAGAATGAGAGTTTGCTGTGTAGGTTAAATTTACAAGGAGCGCATCTGTGCTACTAACAGCTCCCGTTATGTAACCTGCACCATAACTTCCTGCATTATCTTGGGTTACGAATTGTATTCGACCAAGAGTGTCATTTACTGAATTTGCTGCACCAGTTCCAATTGTGCCCGATGGAATATGAAAGAATGACAGACTTGATGAAACGCTACTTATAGAATTCCAATTGTAAAATCCCAAAGCAGGAGCTTCAGCAGAAATTCCTGAAGTACGTCCATGCGCTTCAACTGCGTTTGCTACAAGACCTTGTCTGGTAGATTTCCCTAGAATCAAATTGCCAAACTGATCTAACACAGTCGGCGTTGCATCTGGATTAGAACCATCTTCTACCAGCAGTGCATTCCCGGACCCAGTCTGTCTGATTTCCAGCGCGGTTGATGCGCTGTTTACGCCAACCAATACAGGGCTGGTAAATGGATTCACGCCATCAGCAGTAACAGCCTTTTCTGCGGGATAGGTTAGGAACACATCCTTACTGCCCGATCCCCAGTTAACAGCAGAGCCAGCATTACTAGACTCAAGAATCGTATCTCGACTGAGCGTAGTTCCAGAAGATGTGTAGGTTCCGATACCGACTTCCCAGTCAGTACCATTTGTGATGGTGTAATAAGTTGTATTGCCATTGCCAATTACTGAGAACGATTGAAATCCAGCAACCGCTCCCGCAAGCGTAATCGTGCCTGTCCCCGTCGTTGTGGTAGTTTCACGAACGCGGTCTTTAAGAACAAGCGCCATAACTAATTACGCCAAAAATTTAAGTTTGTACAGCGTGGTAAAGTAAAGCGCAAGAATTTCATCGATAATGTTTTGCAAAGTCGTGTCTTCTTTTTTCACAACTTTGTAGCGCATTTCTTCAATGTCTTGCACCTGCCCTTCCAAAAAATCCACGATGTTGCTGGTGCGTTTGGCTGATTGCAACGCAATCGCACCAATCAAGCCGTACTTGCCTTGATAGGTTTCCGCAAACTTGTCCGCAAGATCAATGATGCCGTCATAAAACTCATTCAACGCAACGTGTTTGGCATACGATCGTGTTGCTAGATGCGTTGAATGCGCGACGTCGCGAGCAAGAAACAATTGGCCGATAAACACTTCGCACGTCATTGCGGCGCCCCCATATTAAGCGGTAGTTGTTCCATTTGAGGCTGCATCTGAGGCATTTGCGGCATTGGAACTGATTGTTCCATTACATCGCGCAGCGTAATCATCACGATTTCTTGCACTTGCTCGGGCGACATACCGGCCTGAACAGCTTGGATGCGTTTGGTTTCCGCGTTGTATTCGTCAATACGAAGCTTTTGAGCTTCCATCGACTGGCTGACCGTCTTTAGCATCCCGTGCAGTTGGTCAAGCTCTTGGCCCATTGCCTGGATCTGCTGGTTAGCCGCTTGCAACGCCGGATCGTCTTCGTCCTGTAGAAGCTTCGGGTCAATGGTCTTTTTAAGCCGTTCGGCCAACTCTTGCGCGCCGGGCCAGTCCATGTTTTTGACAAACAAGTCGCCGGCAACCGCCCAAAGTTGCGGGTTGCCTTGCAGGATCTGTCCCATCGCGTCCATCGCTTCCTGACGTTTGGTCAGATAGCTCGGGCCGGTTGTGACTTTGACGTCATACTTACCAACTGAAGGGTTGTAGATCTTATCGATCACAATTCCTTCTTCGTTTACGACCCGCCGGACGGCTTCTGGTTGCGTTGGATCGAGCCGCACCATGCTTGACTCACCATTCAAACCAATAATCCGCGCGATACGCTGGGTGTCGTAAATCTTTGGCACCAGATCAACAATCTGCCGGGTCAAATGACGGATGGCTCGCGCCAGATTGTCGACATAGTGGTAAGTACCCGTGTTGCTTTGCTGTTGACGCGCTAGGATGGCTCGGCCCGACCGCTCGTTGGAAGTTGCGCCTAAACTGGGGTCATATTGGCCGGTGGTCGACTTAAGATCGTCTGACGCACCCATTTTGGCCTGAATAAGACCCGGTTGCGCCATGACGGGCGGGGAGCGCTGCGGCAATGGCAGCGGCGCTCCCTGTCCGTCAGTGGCGTCCGGATTGACTTCAAGATACGGCCAATTGTTAATGTTGGCGGTTTTCCATTGATTTTCGTAGCCTTCAAACTGCCCGCCGTAGCCAATAAACGGCGCTTTGGGCGCTAGCGCCAGCATTTCAGCTTCTTGGCTGGTCCAATAGTTGTAGAGCCGCTGCGCGTCTTTAGCGTTACGCACCAAACCGGAAATTTGCAGCTCGCCATCAATTTCAAATTCGTTACCAATGACGCGAATAACCGGAATCCAATTGCCCGGCCAATCCTGCTCTTCAAGAATCTCGTACCCGTTGGTCTTGACCCATTTGACCCGCTCAATCTCAACTTTACGGCTGCGCGTGGGCCGCAAGCCCATCTGGCGCATCAGCTTGTCTTGCGGATCGTTTTGATAAGTAACCGTCCCGTCCGGGTAAAGATTAAGCGTGGTTTGCTCGCATTCTTTGTAAAAATACTCCGCAATCCGGACCGTCATTTCGTTGATCCAGACCGACAGATTGCCGTCACCAACACCTTCTGACTGAATAGACGTCATTGGCGCGGCGTTCGGAAACATCCGCTCGTAATCGTCTTTCGGGATGTCCTCGGTGATAAAGCACCACTTGGCGTCCGACCCGCACGGATCTTGAATTGTCGGGTCCATGTAGACCGAAAAAGGATTGCGGATGCGCCCGATCTTGATGTCTTGATCGAAACTTTTCTCGTCGCAATACTCGGTCAAAAGCCGGATGTAGCCCTCACCGTGAGTGACTTGACACTCGCACGCGGTGTCATACGCCACGTCGGCGTCCGAGATGTACTCGATGTGCCGCACCAAACCATCAAAAATTTCCGCGACTTCAATGTCAGCATTGTCGTCAGCCGGAATGACCTTCCCCGACGGTCTGTTTTGCCGTTGGTCGTTGGTAACCTGCCGGACGTGCTGCGGGAGCTTGTTAATCGTCAGGCAAGGCCGCGCGTTAATCGTCTGACCTTGCGCGCTGCCGCGTGTTTTCAACACGTCAGCCGGCCACTGAAAGTTATTGTCGGGCGAGCCCGCAAAAAACCGCAAATCATCAAGCTGATCTTGACGGCTGTCCGAATAAGCGTCTAGCGCAATCCGCAAACGCTTTCGCATCTCCGAAAGACGTTCACCAGTGTTGCGCTTAGGCGCGCGACGCGGCATTGCGTCAGCGTTAGCGACGTCTGCCGCGCGTTGAATGCCGTTATCGTCGTAAGCCATTACTTACTCTTGCTTCGTTTAGCTGACTCAGCCTTACGCTGAGTCGAATACGCAATCGCAACCGCCTGTTTTTGCGGCTTACCGGCGGCCATTTCGGTTTTAATGTTCTTCCGAAAAGCAGCTTTACTAGGTGATTTGACGAGGGGCATAACTACCTCTTTTTAGCTGTTTTGGCCGATTCTTTGAAGTCTTTAGCCGTTGGCGCGCCTTTTGCGCCTGGCTTTCGCATCTTCTCACCGCTTCCTGCCGCAATACGAGCGCGTTTTGCGTTGATATTAGCGTATAAACCAGGTTTTGTAGCCATGTCAGCACTTCCACCGTTTAAGCGCCGCTTTGGCGCGTTCACCATCTTTGGCTTTAGCAGCTACCCCGCCCATACGAGCGCAAAAGGACGCTTTCCGGCCTTTGTCAGCCTCTGTCTTGGGGCTAGGCGCGGGCGCCTTCAGGTTGCTGCCTGTTTCGCGGTTGTACTTGGCCCGCCCCTTTGCGGTCAGGCCCGCGCCTTGGCTCGTTGGCAGCTTCTCGCCGCGCCCAACCGACAGACTGACTGATTTCTTAGCCATTAGTACCCCATCCAGCCCGCACGGACCGCGCTGGGGCTGCTGTATGAGCGAGTAATGGCGCTCGTGCGGGCCTCGGATGACTGCCTGGAGGCAACCGGAAACGCAAACGTACACGCCAGCGCGTCTGCTGCGTCAGGGGATGCTAATCCGCGTGCTTTCATGTCCTTCTTGCTCTCCAAGAAGACCGTGCCAGAAGAGTCTGGTTTAACTTTCGGGCCGGTGAGGTCGATCTTAAGCTGTCGATCTGCCGGTATGTGCGCGGACTTCAACCACTCCCGCATTGCGCCCCATAACTCAGCGCGTTTATTGCCCCACATAACCGGGTTCTTTGATTTCCAGCCAAAGTTAACCCCACGCACCTTATACCGCTGTTCCGTCAGACGGTCAAGTATGCCGTAGCCCAAGCCACCCTCGTCTAACACCGTAAGCGTCGGCTTATACTCCTCGATCGCATCAATGACGTGCCCAACCACCGTCATCGTGTCGTCGCCTCGATAACGCTTAATATGCAGCAGGTCGCGGCCTTGACGCACAACGATTACGGTACTGTCGGCGCCCGACCGTGCCGGGTCAACACCGATCACAATCGGCGCCTCGGGATCTTTGTACGGTCTACGCTTGGCTGCCTCGTCGGGCAAATGCGGCGGGATAAATTGATCGTCGCCCGATGCTGGAAACTCACCGTACACCTCAATCCGCGCTTGCGGGCTATCTTCACCGTACTCCGCGATGATCTGCTCGTAAACGCTTTTGTCGGTGTCTTCAACGTCACGCGCGTCGATGTTCTCCGTCACCCAAAAATCACGTTTTGAGTTAAAACACTCAAAAAAGTAGCCTTGGTTGCGGCGCGGGTTGCTGAACGCACACCAAAAACGGTGCGGCGTGTTTTCCGTAAAGAAGCCCTGCGCCACGTCCCAGATAGCGTCTGGAATACCCGACGCCTCGTCAAACACCAGAAACACCCCGTCGGTGTTGTGCAAACCGGCGTAAGCGTCCGGGTTTTCTTCCGACCAAAGGCGCCCCTCGATCGACCAGAATCGAGTCCCTTTCTTCAGATCCCGCTCGACCAGCTCCGCAATCCACTTGGCCGGGCTGACCCGCGTTGCGCTAATCTCAAACCAATGACTGTTGATTAGCAGCGCCAGCCACTTAGTGATCTCGGCCCAAGTGATCGACCGCAACTGCGCTTCACTGTTTGCCGACACAATCGTTGTGCTGCCTATGCGGGTCGAAATCATCCACAACACTAACCAACTGACCAATGCTGACTTTCCAATCCCGCGACCAGAAGCAATTGCGCTTCTAAAAACGCTGTAGTCGACCTTGCCGTTGTTGTCCTTAATGTGGCTCGTCAACCGCCGTAAGATGCGCCGCTGCCAGGCGCGCGGGCCTTTGTGGCCCGCAAGCGGCGTGTGCGGCTGCCCCCACGGGAACGCCAGCATCACGAACGCTTCTGGGTCGTCTTTGATCCTTGCGGACCAAAGACGGCTCATCAGCAGTTGTTCTTCATCGGCGTTGTACTTGGGTTGCTGCATGGTCGGGCAGCACCTCGTTCATTTGCACGTCGATGACGCGACGCTCGGCTGCCTCGAGCGCCCCCAAAATACTGATCTGCTGCGAAACATCAACTTGCACTTGCTGCTTGGCAACCCAGTCGTGCTTATGCTTCAAGATTTCTAACGCCGCTTTGTAATCGCCCGACAGCGCCGCGTTCATCAGTACTTTTGCCAACTCAACTTCAGCGTCGGCGCGGCCTTTCTGTTCGGCCATTTCAACAAGCGGGTCCATCTCGCGCAGCCGCCGAAACTCCACCGGCAACAACCCAGCAGCAAGCGCCAAGTTGTCTCCCCGCGCTCCAAGCCGCGCCGCGTCATAAATAGCTTGTAAGCGCCCTTCTGTCGCTTGCAGTTGGCGCGCCGTAATAGGAAGCGTTTTAAATGTCATGGACTGCAATGTAGCGGATTGCGGTTATCGGTGCAACAGACTGCGGTGCAACAATTAATTTTAAAAAATAAAAAATGTTTGCGGTACCTCCGATTTTGACCCGCCGCCTCGCCGGCCCTACCCCGGGGGCCGCGAGCGGTCGGCTGCGAGCTGGCGCCGACGGCCGCGAGCGG